GTGATGGCATCCGGGCGCAACTTGCGCCACGCCTCGACGATGACCTTCGGGTCGAGTCCGCCCGCCAGGGCAACGTGCAGCGGACCGGCATAGGCCAGGGCGATCCGGCCCATGATGGCCCAGCCCCCCAGCGGGGCGTCAGCTTTTGGGCTCGGGGCTCCTCCAGCGGCTTGAGTCAGGAGCGCAAGAGCGCCGAAGTCGTTGGACCTTCCGGCCTCATTCAGCGCTAGCCCGAGTTCCGGCGAGACTGAGCGGAACTCGAAGTCGCGCCATGCCTTCCCTTTGCGCCGGTCGGCGAAGGTGGCGAACTGCTTCAGCTCTGCACCTTTGTCGTCGGGCGTCGGGGGCGCGTTACCGTTTGACGGGGGCTGCTGTCCCGGTGCCGCCACGATGGGCGTCGGCGCAGGGGCGTTCTGCTTCTCCATCAGCCCTTTGAGGAACACCACTCCGGTGGCAGTGACAACCATCGGCTCGTCGGCCTCGGGGAAGTCGAATGGCGGCTCTCCGTTGTCTCCCTGGATGCGGTTCAGGGTCGTGAGTGCGCTTGAGATCCGGATCTGCTGCGCCTGTGCGGTGGCGAGCTCGTCCTGCTCGGTTGCGCTCCCGTTCAGTACGAAGCCGACCTCGGGCGACATGGCGCAGTAGCGAGTCGCCAGCTCATTGATCAGCGACTCGAACCACGCATCGGTCGGCTGGTCGCCCATCGACTCCGACTGGTCCTGCTCACCTTCCTGCTGCCCTCTTCCGCCGATCCCCATGTGGGGGATGACGCCCAGCTGGGTCGGCATGACGTGGAACGGCGAGCCGATCTGCTTGATCAGCATCTCGGCGTAGTCGACCTTGAACTTCTCTCCGATGTCGGGGAACACCATCGGGTCGAATCCCTCGGGGTAGACCTGAGTGCGCTGCCGCTCGTGCAGCTGCCCCGCCATCCGGTCGTTGTAGACCGACTGGTAGTTCCGCACCTCCTGCGGCGTCATGGGGGTGTTGGTCTTCACCCCCAGGCGCGGCATCGTGCCATCGGTGTACTCGGTCCTGAGCCACGCCTGGTAGCCCATCCAAAGGCCTGCAGCCGGCATGCTGATCTCGACCGGGCTCAGTCCGTAAGGCGAGTCCGCTCTGGGGTTGCGCGGCCGGTACAGGATCGCGTCAGCCAGGAACTCGTGGTCCGGATCCTCTTGGGCCGTGAACTCCCCGCGGGGGAAGCCCCAGAGGACTTGCTGGTACGCCACCTCCGGAGGGACCGGCGCAAAGCCGCGGTGGTCGATGATCGGCTTGATGGTGGCGCCGTCAATCACCTCGAAGCTCACCCTGCCGCCGAAGGTGAACTGCGGGTAGACCGTGGTGGCGTCGATCACCATCAGCTGCTCGAGGATCTGGTTCGCCCAAGGGGCCCATGCGACGCCGTGATACCAGTCGGGGTACTCAAACGTCGTCCGCAGCCGCTCGATCTCGGGCATGAACTGATCCCGCGCCATCGCAGCCGCCTTGGTCGAGGTGGCGCCCATCTTCTGCTGCACCGCCGCCACTGCCTCGGCCTTGACCACGAAGTCCCACTTCTTAGCCAGCACGTTGTCCTTGCGGATCTCGATGCAGCGGCGCACCAAATCGCATCCCCGGACCGGGTCCGCAACCTGCTTCAGCATCTCGAACGGGACGTAGCGATGCGGAAGCGGCTGGAGGTTGGTCGCGATCTGGTACTGGTAGCGGCGGGGGAGCGGTCGTCCGGAGGGCCCTAGCGGATCCAGCGGCACCGGGAACAGCGCTGCGCCTGGTCCCATCGCGGGCTGGACCGGGTCGCGAGGCAGAGGGCTGGGGAGTTGCGACATAAACCCGCCAGCCTGACTCGACCGAGCGATGATCTCTGTCGCGGAGTGCGACGCGACCGCCCCGGTGGGGAGCCCATTCAGCGCACGGGCGACCGCCTGCTCGACCACCTCGGCGATGTCCGGCTTGCGGCTCCAGAATGCCATCAGCGAGGGGCCTGAGGAGACCAGGGAGCGACTCCAACCGTCGGCTCGGTCCGGTTGACCAACTGGTCCAGGAAGCTCACGGCCGAACCTCCTTCCTTCAGTTTGGTCAGGGCCCAGACCAAGGCGTCCATCCGGTCGGGCGACGAGCCGGAGCCCCGCACCCAACTCGTCATCTGGGCCTCGAGTTCCGGGAACACCCCGAAGTGATGGACCTTCTCCTGCTCGTAGAGTGTCGAGATCGGCTCGGCGCGCTGCTCCTTGCCGCGGGAGGCATGGACCAGCTCGACGGGCACGTTGGGCTCGATCGCGCGCAGAACGCGATCGACCATGTCGCCACCGAAGTTCTTCTCCGCGACGATCTTGTCGGCCTTCCATTGCCGTAGGGCCGCCAGCGCGCGTCTTGCCCAGTCGGTGGCCGTCATGCGGCCCGAGCAGTCCTCCAGGACCCAGAACTGGCGCGCGCGGTCGATCCCGCACACCACGATCCCGGTCTCGTCGTTGGTCTCCTTTGCGCCACCGGCCGGGTCGACCCCGACGAGGATCCGAGCCATTTCGGGCCTGACGTACTCCCCGTTGGAGTCCACCGGCGCGCGGTTGTCATCAATGGACTTCTGGGTCCAGAGCGCACCGACCACGTCAGTGGCGGGCGTCTGCTGGAAGAGGGCACTCCACCAGCGGTGCCCCAGTTCGGCACGGAGGTCCGCTAGGGCGGCTTCGTCGTACCTCTGCGGCCAGAGAGCGGCACCGACCGGCCTGCCGATCGGGTCACCGGCCTCCGCTATGGCGGGGATCCGGATGTGAGTCCACGGAACCGGAGAGCGGGAGACGAGTCTACCGACCAGGTCGTCGGGATGCCAGCGGGTCATCACCACGACGATGGAGGCATTGGGCTCGAGCCTGGTCCGGACGGTCGACAGGTACCACTCCCAGGCGGCGTCCCGCATGGTCAGCGAGAGCGCTTCCTCGGCATTCTTGACCGGGTCGTCGATCAGGAACAGGTTGGCCCCCATCCCGGTGATGCGACCACCCACCCCTGCGGTCGTCATGCCGCCTCGGTGGCCAGCGACGTGCCACTCGGCTGCGGCGCTGACGTCGGCTCTGAGCCTTACGCCGAAGGTTGTGGGACCGAACGCCTCCAGGATGTCGCGGGTCTTGCGGCCCCACGACATCGCGAAGGTGTCCTGGTACGACGCCAGGATGATCCGCCGGTCGGGGAAGTTCCCCAAGTACCACGCCGGGAAGGCGGCCGAACAGAGTTCTGACTTGCCGTGCCTAGGCGGGAGAGTCACGATGATGCGTGCGCCCGTTCCCGTTGCGGCTCCGATGAGCTCCCGCTCCAGCAGCCGCAGGTGCGCCGGGAAGCTCCAGGATGATCCCATCGCCTCCCGCGCCAGAAGGAGCGGCGTCAGCTGCCCCATCGAGCGCGTCGTAGAGGGCTTCAATGGAGGCTCTGACGTCGGGCCGGTTGAGAGCTGTGGCGTCGAGAGCAGTGACAACCAGCCCTCCTTCGACCTTCAGCCGATTGGCCGGCTCCTGGCCGAGCAACTTCGCCTCGTCCATCGCGGCCATGCGGTAGGTGTTCAGGTAGGCCGAGCGATTGAGCGACGTCTCCTTGGTCTCCAAGAACGCCTGCTCGGCGTTGGCTTGCACCCAGCGCAACCGCCCGACCGTCTCGGTCAGCGACCCGAGCACCTCCTCGTGAGCCAGCTCTCGGATCCGCTTGCGGTCCTCGTAGACGGTGTCGGGATCGAGGCTCAACTGCTGGCCGATCTCCCGGGCCGAACGGCCTTGGAGCGTCAGCGCGAGCACCACGTGCAGCCTTTGGAGGATCTCGGGGTCTTGCGGCCAGGGCAGTTGGCCTTTCTTGCGGCCGGTGTACGTGCGGTGGTTGCGAGACGGGCCGGTGCGCCTATTGCCCTTGTTCTGCTTCGGGGTCGAGACGGTAGTGGGGGTTGCCATGCACTAGACCGGGCGCTGCTCTGTAATTGCCATGCTGGCTCAGCCGCGGTTGCTGGGGCGCCACTCTCGCTCGACCGGTTTTACTTCGCGCTCATCCAGTTGCTTCTTGACCTCGGCCGCGATGGCGCCCTTGAGATCTGTACTCAACTCGAGTTCGACCACGATCGGGGGCATCTTCGTCACGGGACTGGAGGCCCCTGCAGCTGAGCCAGAAGCTGACTCACGACTTGGAGCAGACCTGCGGCCTCAGCGGGGGAGAAGATCTCGACGTGCATCTCGTTGCCCCGAATGAACTGGAGCTGGATCTCAGACAACATGGGATTGAAGTGGCGATTGAGGTTCACGTTCACCCTGCGCCCCGCCGGCGGCGCCGCGGGCGCCGCGGGGGGATCCGGTGGAGGGCTGTAGCTCCTCTTCTGCGCTACCCCGTTAGGTGCCATCTGAGTTCCTCCTCCCGGTCAGTCGATCTTCGCCACATCGGCGGCAAACTGGCGCGCCAGGTCCTCGGCCGTGAGGTTGACAATCACGAGCTGCTCGCAGCCCACGCAGACGCACTTGATCCGAGCCGGGCCGGTGAAGCCGCGCTCGGTCTCCATCTTGGTATGACAGCGAAGGCACTCGATCCGAACCCGGACCACCTCACGCCATCCGGTCGTCGCCACGAAGGCGAGTCGCCAGACTGAGCCGCACCGCTTCCCGAACGTAGTCCCCAAAGGCCGAAAGATGGGCTGCGGAACTCTGGCCCGACATGATCCGGTGCCACGATCGGCCGACTTCCTTGCGCTGTTCCCGGCCGAGCTTCGCGTGACAGCGGCGACACAAAGCCTCGTCTGGACGGATTGTGGCGCCATCCACCGGGCAGCTGCGCATGATTCACCTCGAGATGGACGGCCCTTGGGCCGCGCGGTGTTCAAGGTTGGCCCCGGAGGGCCTGTTGGGGTTTCTGTTCGACGGTCAGGGCACGTCCATCTCGAGGCGGCGCTTCGCTTGGGCCCAGGCTTCGATCATCTGGCGGTACTGGCTCGAGGTCAGCCCGTCGCACCGGTTCGCGATGTCGTTTCCCAGCTTCTCCAGCTGGGCCTCGTCGCAGGTCCGAAGGCTGGCCCGGGTCCGGTGGACGAAGTCAGCTCCGTCCCAGGTCCCGATGCGCCCGTACTGCATGGGAGGCAGCCCCGTGTGCGACATGAGCACCTCTAAGCCTGCAAGGGCGCATTCGCCCGAAGCTAAGTACGCTGGGGAAGATAGCACACCGACTAGGGGTTGGGTGCCGGATGGGCGAGAGCCCCTACCGGTACCGCCTCAGTGCCGGGGCGTCGGCGAACTCCGGCGGCTCCTCGACATCCCTCCCGACGATCGGCTCAGCGCCGAACTGCGCCCCGAGGACGGCCGCCATCGCTTCAGCGCATTTCTGCCTGAGCCGGAACAGCGTGTCGTCGGGGAAGGTCGCTTCACTCACGGCCCACTCCGAAGGGTGAACCACCTTGAGCCGGTTCACAACGAAGAACGCCGGCCTCGGCACCCACCTCTTCGGGTCGGGCGCGATCTCCGCCCTGTCGGGCCACGGGACTCGGTTCGGGCAGGCGTGAGGATGGTACGGACTCCCAGCCGGCTCCCTTTTCGTGCAGCCGAACGGATGGTGCGGCCCCGGCGGCACGTCTCGACACGCTTCCCCGACGTACTTCAACCAGGGGTCCACCACGAGGTGCAGAGCTCGACTCAGGTCCGCCGTCGTCACGACCTGGTCGAATGCACGGTCAGGCTCGCCGGTTCCCGTCGAGCCGCCCCAGCGGGCGATCTTGACCGTTGGGGTGGGGGAGTTGTCCGGGGATCTCCAGCTGAGATACCGCCGGCAGACACAGGTGCAGCAGTGGCACCGATCGGAGTGGAGCTCGGCCCCGGAATCAGTCACCCCAAATCCTCGCTGGAGCACAGCGGGCAGAGATCCTTCGCGGCCGGCACTCCCAGTCCGCAATTTGAGCACGGTTTCCACCCAGGCGGCAAATAGGGCGCCCGAAGATTCTCCCTCTCCTTGGGCTGCCTCCTCACGTATGGACGGGATGGGTTAACAGCCACGCCACTTCCTCCACAGCCGCTTGAGGGCCAGCACAAGAGGATCCGGCTCTCCCAACTCCACAAGGGCTGAATCAGGGGTCTCGGGAGTCAGCTGGAGATCTTGCCCGCAGGTTGAGCAGCGGAGCAAGATCTTGCGTCTACCCATTAGGGCTTCCCCTCAAGAGCCCAACTACCCATTCGCAAGCTCCAACAGAACGTCTGCGTGGCACGGGCGATCGAGAGCGCACCAGCAGACAAGGTCGCGGCCACGCAGCTCCCGCCGCGCATCCCTCGCTAGCTCTAGCGCGCCCCAGAACTCGGCAAATAGCTGGACTGCAACCTCTCGGCCTACATCCTCAACCCGGTAGGGATTGCCCCATCGGCTCGGCCTGCCGACATAGATCGCTCCTTCGGGCATCCGCCAGCCTTTCGTCCGCTGACGCTGAATCCGCTTCGGCTTCCCGCTAGTGGGCATGGCTAGGCTCCCTCGGACTCATGCGGATCGCCGCCGCTCATTCGGGGTGAATGGCAGTTCTCCCTGGCTCTGATACTTCGCCCATGCTCGGCCGACAGCACCACTTCCGGGGAACAGGTCGTCGAGCGAGTCCTCTTGGGCCGCACCGATTAGTCGAAATAGCCACCGGCAGAATTGCGGCGGCTTCTGACCAACAATCTCAGACATCATCTGGGGGGCGCAGGCCAGCCAGTCCCAAACTTCGTTATGCTTCGATCTCCGCGCCGCTCTGAAGATCACCGGCTCCCAAGCCGGACGAGCACCGACGCCGGGTCTGCTGGCGGCCCAAGTCTTACACCAGGCTGCCACACGAACACCGGGCGGGCACATCGGGAGGATCAGAACAAGCGAACCAGGCGAAGCCGACAGCGCCCAGCCATCGTAACCCGTCAGCTGCGCGATCAGCGCCTCGTGGTCAACTTCGCCTGCATAGTCCCGGTGCTCTCCGTAGCGGGCCTTTGCCAAGCCAACATACGGCGGGTCTGCGTAAGCCAATCTCACGTCTTTCCCCTAGTGGGCATGGCTAGGCTCCCCAAACCTATCGGTC